TTCTCACGGTGTACTGTGAAGACGCCGATACCGTTATCACTGTACCTACCGGCTGGACTCGATACGGTTCAGATGTCGTAGCCGGAACAACCGGCACCGGTGAGAAGCTCGCCACCTTTTATCGCACGATGGAAGCCGGTGCGACTGGCACCGTAACGGTAACACAGGATCTAAGCCAAGAGATGATTTTGGGTTTGGTGGTTTATAAACCGATCGATTCTACGCCGCCTACAGGGACCGCCGCATTGACTATGGCGAATCAGGCGCTTGCTGCATCTGGAACTGAGGTCTTTACAGGCTCTTCAGCTTTGACTTTAGCGGGTATGACACTTGCTGCATCCGGAACCGAAGTGTTCACCGGGTCTTCTGCTCTTACTCAGGCAGGGCAGACTCTTTCTGCGTCCGGAGCGGAAATATTTACCGGATCTGCGCCTCTTTCAATGGCAAATCTTGCGCTTTCTGCGTCCGGAACTCAGACGTTTTCTGGGTCGGCGGCGCTCACTCAAGCAAATCAAGCGCTCGCTGCTACCGGAACATCGGGTGATGCACTGACTGGCTCTGCCGCACTCACAATGGCAAATCAATCACTTGCCGCAAGCGGAACTCAAACGTTCACCGGTGCTGCGGCGCTCGCTCAGGCAGATCAAGCGCTCGCTGCGTCAGGAACCGAGCGGTTTTCCGGCTCCGCAGCATTAACGCTGGCAAATCAATCACTTGCCGCATCGGGAACGGAGATTTTTACCGGTGCCGCAGCGCTCGCTCAGGCAGATCAAGCGCTCGCTGCGTCAGGCGTTGTCGGGGCGGGTATATCCGGCTCAGCGGCTTTGGCTCAAGCAAATCAGACGCTCGCTGCATCCGGAACTCAAACGTTTTCCGGTTCAGCCGCACTCACTCAGGCCGCGCAGACATTATCGGCTTCGGGTCTGAATAGGTTCGTTGGTTCCGCAGCATTAATTCAAAGCAATAACTCTTTGTCGGCCAGTGGCGCTATTTTGTTTACCGGAACTGCCGGTTTGACGATGGCGCCAAGTCAGGTTATCGCCTCCGGCGCGCAGGTGTTTAATGCAAGCGCTGCACTTGTTCAGGCACCCAATACATTATCGGCAACCGGATTAGAGCGGTTTATCGGAAGTGTATCTATCACACAGCAAGGTAGCACGCTTTCTGCGTCGGGCGTGCTGGATCTATCCGTTTATGGTTCAGGAGCGCTACAGCAACTAAGTCAGCAATTATCCGCGGCCGGAAGCATCGAGTTCTTTATTTCCGAAGACCGTGTGGTTATCTATGCCGGAGATAAAACACGCGTTGTTGGTAAAGCATATGCGCTGCGCGTCATTAAATACGACCGCGAGCATTAAATCTTGCGGGTTAGTTAACTGCGATGTATGATTATAACTAAACGTATTTCGGGTGGGAAAAATTATGGAAGTATTCGTCTTTGACAAAAACTCCGCTGAAAAATTAGACTATACTTTTGATTTCACCGCCGCTTTAGCTGCGATTGATGTCAACGCAAAAATCGATGGCTCACCGACAATCACCATTCTTCCGGCTACCGGACTGACTCTGGTTTCTACCACGGTGAATACCCCGACCAGCACGCAGGTAACCGTCGTATTGGATGCGGGGGTTGACCTTGCGGACTACACTATTAGCTGCGAAGTAAATGTCACCGGTTCGCCCGATCGCGATTTCAAACAGACGCTTTATCTTCAAATTCGTGATTACCCCGCGACATCGGATAATGATTTCTATGTCACGCCCGGCTCGCTTGCTGCAAAACTGAACATAACGACAAACGAAGACCAGACATTCTTAATTGACTGCGCGCGTCAAGCAACCGATATGGTAAAACGTATTTGTGGTCGTGCATTCGAAAAAGGCACATTCACCGAAAAAGTTCAAGGTACCGGCCGCCAATGGATGCTTCTTCCAGTGTATCCGATTGATTCTATTACATCTATTTCGTTCGATGGTGAGACCGTACCTGCGGCTGATTATGAGCTGTATGACGCAAAAGCCGGAATTTTATATAAGAACGACGGCTGGGAGAGTTACGCCGCAAACGATGGCAAACGCTATACAGTTGTCTACACCGGCGGGTATATTACCCCAGGAAAATCAGGCCGGACATTCCCGTATGATGTTGAAGCTGCAGCGATGGAGCTTGCAAAAGGCATCTATATGGCACGCTTGCGTGACCCCGCGCTGCAGAGCGAGGAAGTTCCGAATGTTTGGAAGGGGTCATATGGTTCTTCGTCCGGCGGTAAAAGTGATTTTGCTGCCGAAACGCTGGTGACGCCGAACGTAATGCGACTGCTTAGACCTTGGATTGCATATAAACTATGAGCGAATATATTCGAGCACGAGTAAAAGCTATCATCGAGTCGAACGGACAGACGTTGACTTACCGGCGAACTACGTCCGCAAGCCGCACGAGCAACCTTATGTCTCGTTCTAATACTGTATCCGACACCGTGATATTCGGACATTTGCGTCAATATAAGCCGTCCGAGATGTCTGGTTTGGTGCAGCAAGGCGACCGTGAACTTCGAATTGCAGCGGGATCGCTGTCTTTCACGCCTAGAGCGAATGACACTATCATTAGTGGGACTGTTCAGTACAAGATAATCAGTGTGGATACTCGGGTGAAAGCCGACGTGGTTTTGGAACATATCATGCAAGTGCGAGGCGTAAATGATAACGCTTGATCAACAGGCAAAACGTGTTGCCGACCGGATAAACTATACTATCGAATCGCTTATCGGCGAATTGGTGGTGGATACGTTCAACAAAATAAAACAAAACGTTGAAAGCACCGGCGGCGGTTTCGGATCTCCGGTTTTGACCGGCAGGTATTACACGAGTCACAGGATTTCGTTTGGAACGCTTGATACGACTGTATCGCCCGAGGCGCCCGAAGGGACGGTCTATCCCGAGTTAGGATTTTTTAACGTCGATGATTTTGTGGACAGATTCACTCTCGGTCAAACAGTTTATATTTCGAACGCGCTACCATATGCTATTGATTTGGAAGAAGGGTACAGTCAGTTCAAAGCACCTCAAGGTATTTACGGTGTATCTTTATCATCCGCCGAAGCATATTACGTTTCTCAAGGCGTCAATAAAGCGTCCGCGCGGGCGGCAAGGAAATTCCCACCTATCGTCACAGGAGTAGCCGCATGACACAGTTCAACACCCCGATCAGCGCTATCATGACTCGCCTGAACGCTAATTTTACCGCAATTCCGGTTATAGGGTTCAACGACGACGGTGAAGGTGAAGACCTTAACGGTGATTTTGTGGTCGTGAAAGTCATGCCAGATAGTTCGACGGTCGCATCGATCAATGGTCCAACAAACCGTATCCGTACTTCTGGTGTGATAATTTTCTACATTTATACGGCGCTTAATACTGGAATTCAGGCGGGCGTCGATTATGCCGATCAAATTGCAGCTATTTTTCGGCAGAAAAGTTTTGACAATGTGGTATGTTTAAGTACGAGACTTGCATATCAAGACAAAAACGAATACAATAAGAAGAGTTTATGGCTCACACAATTGGTATGTGGGTTCTTCTACGATGAAAACTTCGCTATTACTTGACACAAGGTAAATATATGACAAAAGTACGTTTTTTAAGTGATAAAGGGTTCTGCCGCACCGGAGAAGAGCACGATATTCCCGACGACCGCGCAGCCCAACTAAAGACCGCAGGTATAGTTGAGTATGTGGTTTCGGAAGAGTCCGCGCCCGCAGAATCTAAATTTACCCCATCCACCAAACGAAATTCTGATTCAGGAGCCAAATAATGACCCAAGCTAATCGCGAACAAACAGCATATATCAAAGAAGTAACTTGGAACACGACCCCCAGCACACCTACTGGTCAGATCGTGCCGATGGTTTCGAACTCTATCGGTCAAACCAATGAAACCGTGCAGTCTAACATTATCCGCGCAGATACAAACCGCGCAGGTATCGTTCGCACCGGTGTTCCAGTAGCTGGGGATATCGTAACCGAACTTCAATACGGCGCGGTGACCGATGATTTTCTGGTTGCTGCACTTCGCACTTCCGCTTTTGGTTCAGCACTGACTATTAGCGTAACGACTATCAGCGCTGCATCTGCAGATAACTCTTTCAACGATTCTGGCTCAGGACTCCCAGCTTTTGTCCCCGGCCAATGGATCAAAGTCTCCGGTTTTGCCAACGCCGCTAATAACGGCTGGTTCCGTGTTGTATCGCGCACTGCGGCAAAAATCGTAGTTGTCGGCGGAACTCTTGTTACCGCTTCGGCTTCTCCGTCAATTACAATCAAAGGTACATCGATTAAGAACGGCACTACCGATCAATCGTTCTCAATTGAGCGTGACTTCCAAGATATTTCTCAGCGTCTTTTGACCCGCGGTAATCGCGTTTCTCAGCTCGGATTGTCTTTCGGCACCGCAGCTATCGCAAACATGACGACATCGTTTATTGGCGGTTCGTCTTCGCTCTCAGGTTCTACCGTGTTTTCCGGTACGACCGCAGCTCCGACTTCGCCATCGATGAATACCGTGAATAACATCAAGAAGATTTTCGTGGATAACGCGGCAATCACGGTTGACATCACGAACATCGATTTCAACATCTCCACCAACCCGACACCCGTTCGCGGACTTGGTTCGCTTTACAACACCGGTATCTTTACCGGATCTATCGGACTTTCCGGTAACATCACCGAGTATTTCGAAGACGCCGCTTTCTTGACAAAATCCATTGACTTCACATCGTTCAAACTGGCTATTGTTGTAGAAGATGATTCTGGCAACGGTTATGTGTTCGACATGCAGAACTGCCAGATTGGTTCTGGAAGCCCAGATAACCCCGGTATCGACCAGCTTATCACTATCCCATACAGCTTTACCGCGTCGTATGACTCCACGCACGCTGCAACCATCGGAGTTACCAAGTACTAAACTATCCGATGTACAAATGTAAATATCTGTAGTAAAAATAAAAGGTGCCGTGTTCGAAAGACCGGCACCTTTTTTCATATGAGCAATGAGGAAACTATGACTACTGCTAAAAAGAAACCCGCCGCGGGCGGTTCTACTAAAAAATTGCCTTCGTTCAACGCACTATTTGCACGCAACTTGGATGGCGAAGAAAACGGTGTGTGGACAGAAATTCCATCTTTTGCAGGTCCGATCGAGGTAAAACTTCGTTCTACCCGAGCAGAAGGCGTTCAGGAGCTACTTGAGAAACTACGCCGCCCACATAAAGGCGTTTTTCGCGATGCGGAACGTTTCCCAAATGATCAGGCGCTTCAAAAGCGAGTGGCCGATATTCACGTTGAGATTACTAAGAATCTGATTGTCCAGGCACCGCTGATTGTCGGCTGGCGAGGTATCGGTGATGAGAAGGGTGACCCGCTGCCCTATTCGATTGAGGCGCTGCGTGCATGTTTGGATGCAGAAGGTCTTGAAGGGTTCGCTATCACCGTGATGCAAGCTGCTAACATGGCAGATACGTTCAAGAAACTCGATGAGCAAGAGCTTGAGGATTCGGAAAAAAACTCCTAGACCACCTGCGCTGGGCTTTTAAGTGGCAACACTTGAAGCCTAGCGAATGGAGTTTGATCGAACGCAGGTTTAGTTACGGGAAAAAAGCCATGCCACTGGAAGAAAAACCAGTGTTATATTCAGATTTGCTGAATGTTTGGGATGGCTTCTGGATGTTAAATAACACTCGGGAAGTCCATATGGGCGGTCTCGGCGGGCTTCGGTTGACAGAAATTATGGCCGCAACCGAGTTATTTGATATTGAGGATAGAAAAACGTTTGTACATCTGATATATATAATGGATAGGGAATTTTTGCGCCTGTCCAATGAACGCCAAGATAAGCAAAGGTTAGCCAGTGAGCGACATAGTAGTAAAAATAATCGTGGACTCGTCGCAAGCGGTAACTCGCGCCAAAGCAGCAACGAGAGCGATAGATCAGGTTGCGGCTTCAACGAAACGTCAAGCTAGAGCCGCAGCCGACGCCCAGATCGAGATAGATAAACAAACCCGATCTCTTGAGAAATTAGAAAAGCAAACCAAGAAATTAGAAAAGCAAACCAAGAAACAATCAGGTGCTTTTACTGAGATAACACGTGCGGTTCGATTGGTGCAAGGACCGCTCAATGGGGTATCATCTCGCTTTCAGACACTTAATACGATTTTCCAAGAGGGTTCGCTGCGCGCAGTTGGATTTACTCTCGGTGTTGCAGGTCTAACTGCGGGGTTGATAAAGTATTTTATTGTAGCGGATAAATACACGCAATTATCAGCCCGACTTGAGCTGGTTACGAAATCGACTGCTCAGTTCAATCAGGCGCAAAACGAACTGTTCCGCATCGCGCAAAACACAAGATCCTCTCTCGGTACGACGACCGATGCGTTTATTACGTTTCAGCAGTCCCTCGCGCGCGTGGGTCTTACGCAAGGACAGGTGCTTCAATTTACAGAGACGTTGCAAAAATCGTTCCGTTTGTCAGGCACATCGGCGCAGAACCAATCGGCGGCTATCTTACAGTTGAGTCAGGCATTCGCTAAAGGCAAACTCGACGGCGACGAATTTAAATCGGTTTTGGAAAACAATAAACTGGCTGGACAGATTTTGGCCGATCAGTTCACCAATGGTAACGTCGGCGCACTTTTTGAGTTGTCGAAGGCTGGAAAACTGTCCGCCGGTGAAGTGGCACGAGCGTTTATTGATGCAACGGACTCTATTGATGCATCTTTTAAGAAACTGCCGCTGAACGCGAGCCAAGGTCTTACATTGATAGAAAACTCATTCTTTCAACT